ACTGGACCTACTGGACCAGCAGGTGGTGACGGAGATGATGGTGCTACAGGACCAACTGGACCAACTGGACCAACAGGACCTACAGGTGCTAAAGGGCAAAAAGGCCAAACAGGTGGCACTGGACCTACAGGACCTACAGGATCAACAGGACCGTCAGGTAGCAACGGGTCTAAAGGGCAGAAAGGTGAAGTAGGTTCAACAGGTGGTACTGGGCCTACAGGACCTACAGGACCCGCCGGATCAAATGGTTCAAATGGTTCTAAAGGACAAAAAGGTGAAGTCGGTTCAACAGGTGGTACAGGACCTACTGGGCCTACCGGTCCAACTGGACCAAGCGGTGGTACTGGACCAACAGGTGGTACGGGGCCAACTGGGGCTAAAGGTCAGAAAGGACAAAAAGGACAAAAAGGCGCTACCGGTGGTACAGGACCTACTGGTGGTACGGGGCCTACTGGTGGTACAGGACCTACCGGGCAAAAGGGCCAAAAAGGACAAACTGGTGGTACAGGGCCTTCAGGCGGTACTGGACCTACGGGGCCTACAGGGCAAAAAGGACAAAAGGGACAAACTGGTGCTACAGGACCCGGCGGAGGCACAGGACCTACTGGTCCTACAGGACCTAGTGGTGGAACAGGGCCAACTGGTGGCACGGGGGCTAAAGGTCAAAAAGGACAAAAAGGAGCTAGCGGACCTACAGGACCTAGTGGTGGAACAGGACCTACTGGACCTACTGGACCCGGTGGAGGCACAGGACCAACTGGACCTACTGGACCGACAGGACCCGGAGTATCAACAAGTTCTAATACACAAATAAATAGTTTAGGTGTAGGAACAGGAGCAAGTGGTACATCTGGTCAAATCAGAGCTACTAACAATATTACTGCTTACTACTCAGATGCAAGATTAAAAGAATTTAAAGGCAAAATAGATAGTGCTCTTGAGAAAGTTAAAGAACTAAACGGTTATTATTATGTAGAAAATGAAACAGCCAAAGAGCTTGGGTATAACAATGATGATCTGCAAGTAGGATTAAGTGCCCAAGAAGTGCAAAAAGTCCTGCCAGAAGTTGTTACGCAAGCTCCAATAGATGAGCAGTACTTAACTATTTGGTATGATAAACTCATACCGCTACTTATCGAAGCAATTAAGGAACTAGACGATAAGAAATAAACACAGGAGGTGTTATGAATTCAATCTGGCAAATGTGGGCTAGGGATGTTAGCCCTACAACATGCAACAAAATCATACAAGAATGTGAACAATTGCCACCTATGGAAGCTGGAGTAGGTGGGCAATCAGCAAATACAGTAGATAAGAAAATTAGAAAGTCTGAAATACGTTGGGCTGGAGACATACAGTGGATAAAAGACTTAATTTATGGTTATGCATCCACAGCTAATAGAAATGCTTTTGGTTTTGACATCAACTACCTACAAGATGTGCAATACACTATATACAAAGGCACAGACGAAGGGTTCTACAACTGGCACTACGATACCTTTTGGGCAGGGGAAACCACATACGACAGAAAGATAAGTGTAATTATTCAACTAAGTAACCCATCAGACTACGAGGGCGGAGAGTTTTTACTTGAAGATCAATACGAACAACCTAATCCAAGAGAGTTAAAACAACGTGGCACAGTGCTTTGCTTTCCTTCTTTTCTTGGTCACACTGTAAAACCTGTAACTAAAGGTATACGTAAATCTTTGGTTGCCTGGATAGAAGGACCAAAGTTTAGATGATAAAACTTGTAATAAACTTAGAAAGAAGAACAGACAGAAAAGAACATTTTCTTGAAAAGAATAAATTGTCTGAAGTAAAGTTTATAAAAGCAATAGATGCTGAATCAAAAGACTTATCTATGTACCCTGTTAGAGAGGGTTGGGTAGACCCTTTTCTTAATAGACCTATGACAGACGCAGAGAAAGCTTGCTTTTTGTCGCATAGAAAAGCTTGGTTTTATTGTTTAGATAAACAAGAAAGCGTCATAATAATGGAAGATGACGCAATTATTAATGAGACGTGGGACGAAGAATATTACGAATACTTAAGCAACTACTGGGACTTTGTTTACTTACAACGTAACGAAAATGAACCCGATAAAACGGTTTATATAGACGATAAACTAGAAAGACCTTGGTACCCTTACAACATGACAGCCTATGTGTTGTCACCCAAGGGTGCTAAAAAACTATTAGATAAAGATATTGCAGAAGGCATAATACCTGTAGACGAATACTTACCAGAACTTATACAGTCTGGTGAGTTTATACCTGTTGCACTACAGAAAGATGCCTGTAACCAAGCTAGTGTTGATATACTAGCTTCTGATATTAGGAGAAAGAATATGATGCACGTAGTTACTATAGGCACAGACATAAACAAAATGAAAAAGTTGTATCAGTCTGCAGCTAAACATAACATAGCAATCAACAACTGGGGGTTTGGTGTTGAATGGAAAGGTACAGATATGACAGGTCCAGGCGGTGGTATGAAAGTAAACATACTAAAAGAACATTTGTCTACTCTTAATGACACGGACACTATTCTTTTTACCGATGCGTATGACGTTTTCTACGCAGATGACTTAAACACTATAAAAGAACGTTACGAAAGTTTTGGTAAAAAGATCGTATTCTCTGCAGAAGCCACATGTTGGCCTGATCCAAGCATTGCAGAACAGTTTCCTGCCGTGCAAACGCCTTATAGATTTTTAAATTCTGGCACGTTTATTGCAGAAGTAGGAGAACTAAAAAACATTTTAGACGCAGGCGAAGTACGAGATGACGGCGACGATCAGTTGTTTTATCAAAAAGCATACCTAGAAGGGCTGTATGATATCGTGTTAGATACAGAAGGGTACATATTCCAGACGCACGAACCTAATACACAAGTTATAGGTGGTCAGTTAAACAACGGTATTTGTTGTCCTTGTGTTTACCACGGCAACGGTGGCGATGATGCAAAAGAAACTTTTGAAAAACTGTATGACGAAATGTACAACTCAAAAACACCTTGGTTTTTACCTAATCTAGGGGGCTACGAACAATTAGAGAAAGACATGATAATGGTAGATTTTATGTCACCAAGACAATGTCAGAATATGATTGACATAGCTAACGCACATAATGATTGGAAAAGTTTAGACTACGACAAGTTTCCTGCACAAGAACTAAGACTAAAAGAAATAAATCTTTGGGACGATTTATGTGCGCATTGGGACGAATATATAAAACCAATAGTAGAAAAGTATTGGAAGCCATTAGAGATGTATGGGCTAAGAGATGCTTTTGTACTTAAGTATGACACTTCTTCTCAAACTAAACTTGCTCTACACCACGACGCTTCTTATGTTACAGGGTCTGTAAAACTTAATGATGATTATGTAGGTGGAGAACTGGTGTTTCCTAGACAAGATGTAAGTAATATAAATATACCAGCAGGTAAACTGTTACTTTTTCCAGGGGCTGTTACGCACCCGCACGAATGCGTAGATCTAATAAGTGGCACGAAGTACAGTCTTACAATATGGTCTAGTAGATATCCGGGTGATATACTGTAAACATGTACGAAACTAAATCTTTAACACCAGCTGAAGTAGATATTTTGCATGACGATGGTACTTTAGCTAGTATGTGGGCAGGATCAAAACCCTACATAGAACAGGGTAGTCTTACTTTTCCTTTTTTATCAGAGGAAGAAAAGAGTTCTGCGACTGATGAAAACTATGCAAATTACGTTTATCACCAGACTTACGGCTACGCTGTGCAAGAACATAGGCATGTCTCTGCTACTTACATAGATAACTATTTAGTTGCTATAGGGTTGTTAGAAATTATGGACCCTGATAAACCAGAAGAAATACACCTTTGCCAATCGTTTATACGCAAAGATAAACAAGGTACGAAAGCTTTTATGCGTGATCCTGAATATTACAATAGCAGAGGAACGCATTGGAAAAGTTTAGGTTGTACTAAGGCTTTCAGTTATTTAGAACTAACCTCACCAATCATACATACCTTCGAAGCATACAAAAACCATTTTGCCCCTTGGCCTGATATGAAGATGGATTGGTCTAGTCTTCAGTACCTAGGAGAGGTTACAATAGACTATGGCGAATATGAGAACACGTTTAAAAAATACTCTATGGATTTAAAATAATGGGACAAGTAGTTAAAGGCGATATAAGTTTTAATGAAATAAGAAACGCTTTTGGTTCACCAGACAGGGGCACAAGCACTAGGAGTGCTTCTAATGTAACCATGGGGGAGTTCTTTCGTATGGTATGTACCTCGAACGGTAGTCTTGCTGGTGTAAACACTGCTAGTAGTACGGCACAAGTTTTAGACTTTGACGATACAATTATACTTAAAGCAGGTGCAACTAGTTATAGCACTAGTAGTACTAAGTCCTCAGTAACTAATACTTTGCGTGGCGCTTTTACGGGAGCAGCGGCAGGTGTAGTGACTGCAAACAATTACTCCAATTACTTAGGTTCTTTCTCAGCAAAAAGTAATAGTTTTTTTGGCGTTTCTTATCAGGGTGTAGGAGATTTAGGCAGTGGCGTAACTTTGGTTGGTGTTGGCACTCTTATAAATACACTAGGGGGCGGTAGTTTCGACATACTATTCCAAGGCAGTGGGGCTTCTAGTTTACAAACAACTGACCTTAATAAGTGTAGAATAAGAAGGATGACACTAACAAGTAACGCATTTGTTACTACAGAATTAACTATTGCAGGTCTTACGGACAGCCCAAGCGGTAGCTTCTTTAGAACCACAACAGGTAGTGGAGCTGCTACAATAGTCAGGTTTTCTATTTTAGTAAGTGCTTTTGGAGGCATAACTGATCCATTATCAAACTCTAGTGAGTTTGCATTTCAATTATTTACATCATGATAAATTTAAAAAAATTACCACCTTGGTCAGAGATATCCACTAAACGTAAGATAGCTAGAGTGTTCTTTATATTCTTGCTACCAGTCAAAATACTGCTTATGTTTATGGGAGTATCATTTGGGATTACAGCCTTGTTTGGCTTATAATCTGACTATGGCTACAACAAAAGAAACATTAGCAAAGGTAGAAAGCCAAGTTGTTAATATAGAAAAAAGGTTAGACAAAGGCGATGCTAAGTTCGATGCAATGGACGCAAAGTATACTAAATATATCGTCGGTCTTTACGTGCTCATCATAGGCATGAGTGGTGTAGATCGAATCTTTTCCTAGGAGGGGATATGAACATAGAGCAATGCAAAGAAGAAATAAAACGTCATGAGGGTGAGGTTTTAGAAATATACGAAGATAGTCTAGGGTATAAAACTCTTGGTATAGGACATCTTTGTAAACCAGAAGATCCTGAATATGATTGGAAGGTAGGCACTAAAGTATCGCAAGAAGTTGTTGATATGTATTTTGCAGATGATTTTGATAAACATTTAGCAGAAACGATACACGTGTTCGGTACAGACGAGGCTTTTTATAACTTGCCCGAAAACATACAACACGTGCTTGTTAACATGTGTTTTAACTTAGGCGGCACGAGATTATCTAAGTTTCGTAATATGTTAGAAGCCTGTAGAGCCCACGATTGGGACAAGATGGCTGCTGAAATGGAGGACAGCAGGTGGTTTAAACAAGTAGGAAGAAGGAGTATAGAACTACAGAAATCAGTATTAGATACGGATGGTTAAATGGCAACGTACAATCTTAAGTTATTTGGAGGCATAGCACCTCGTGTATCTGCCCGTTTGTTAGCAGATCAATTGGCGCAAGGGGCTACTGACGTAAACTTAGAAAGTGGCAACCTAAAACCCTTTAAATCAGATTCCGTTACAAACCCTAAATCAGGCGTCACTACTCTATCAACCTCAGATAGAAAAACTATATTTGAATATACTACAGATAACTGGTTACAGTTTAGCGAAGATGTTGATGTACAAAGAGGACCGTTACCAGGAGACAATAACAATACTATATATTGGTCAGGCCAATCATTTCCTAAGATGGGTAGAAGCTCTGATATTATTGGCGGTTCTGTATATCCTAATGCTGGGTTTAGACTAGGCATACCTGCCCCAACAACAGCTCCTACTGTAGAACCAGTTCCCACAAGAACTTTTGACGCCACCATAGGTTTTGTAGATACCAGTTCTACCATTACTGTTACTACAAAACAGAGTGGGTCTAGTGTTTCTCACTCTGCTAACGTAGGCGAGTTTATTCAGATAGCAAACTTTGTTACAACTGCAGGGGTAGATGCAGCTAATATAAATGGTACCTATAAAATAAAAACAGTTCCTACTAGTAGCACCCTTACTGTAGAGTTATCTGCTGCAGCAACTAGTACAACTACTAGTGGTATTGTAGGCAACTCTGCAAAGTTTGGTGACAACTCTGATGCTGAATTAGATTACGAAACTTCATATGTTTACACTTTTGTATCTGCTTATGGTGAAGAAGGGCCACCATCTCCTGCCTCTACTGTAATAACTACAGATGACAACATGAGCGTTAATATAACTCAAATGGAAACTAGCACTAATAAATCAAATGTAAACTTTGGTACAGGTGCAAAGAAACGTTTGTATAGATCCAACACCGGATCAAACACTAGTGACTTTCAGTTTGTGAGTGAAGTACCTTTAGCAGATGATTCTTTTACAGATTCTAGTAAAAACAGTGAACTAGCAGAAATAATAACCAGTACATTTCACATAGCGCCACCAGATGACGACACTTCGTTATACCCTGAAGGACCAATGAAAGGGTTAACAACTTTACCAAATGGCGTCTTTGGTGGCTTCACTGGCAAGCGTGTGTGCTTTTCAGAACCTTTTTTGCCGCACGCTTGGCCTGTTTCATACCGAATAGCTTTAGATGAAGAAGTTGTAGGTATGGCTGCAGGGGCTAATGGCGTCGTTGTAGGAACTAAAGGTACACCTTATTTGATTGCTGGTACTGATCCTTCAGCTATGCAAGCTATACGTATAGAAGCTGGACAGGCGTGTTTAAACAAAAGGTCTATGGTCGACATGGGCCCGTATGTTATCTATGCTAGTCCAGATGGTTTAGTAGCTGTGACTGGTGCAACTGTACAAATCCTGACACAAGACTTAATAACTCCAGAACAATGGCAAGACCTTTACTACCCTAATACTATTATCGCTAGTATGTGGGAAGGCAGGTATGTAGGGTTTTTTGATAGGGGTAGTGGATCTCCTCGGTATGGCGGTTTTGTTTTTGACCCTAGAGGCGGAACTAATGCTTTTGTAAATTTAGATAGTGATGAAGTGCAAGGTTTATATACTGACCCTGACGATAATCAACTCTATAAAATCATAAGCAACCAGATTAAAAAGTTTCAGGGCGGTGGGTCAAATTTAACTTACAACTGGAAGTCAAAAGAATATGTTACACCTAAGACATTAAGTATGGCATTTTTGTCTGTTCGTGCAGAATCCTACCCAGTAACCGTAAAAGTGTACGGAGATGGCAATGTGATTTATCACGCTACCATTGCTACAAGTGGCAGTATCTTTAGTGTTACAGGTACAACGCCTAGTTTTAGTGCTACTAATATCACTGAACCAATAGTCAGATTACCTGCTAGTATGCATAACACTTTTGCAGTAGAGGTAGAA